ATGAAAATTGCCGCTTACTACCGCGTCTCGACGACCCGCCAGGCAGAGCATGAATTATCCCTGGCCGACCAGGAGCGCCAAGCCAAACAATATTGCGAACAGCACAGCCACGAGCTTGTCAGAGAGTTCTCAGAACCGGGGGCCAGTGCGACGACGGCGGACAGGCACGTTTTTCAAGAAATGATCAACTTCTCTCTGGGAGATGAACACCCCGTTGACGCCATTCTGGTTCATTCGCTGTCCCGATTTTTCCGAGACGATTATGAATTCGAACATTACCGCCGAAAGCTTGATAAGCATGGCATCAAGATCCTATCGATTACCCAACCCTTGAGCGACGACCCATCTGGGAATCTGGTGCGCTCGATCTTGACCAAGTTTGATGAATACCAGAGCGCAGAAACCGCCAAGCACGTTCTTCGGTCTATGCGCGAAAATGCAAGGCAAGGCTACTGGAACGGGGCGGCCCCGCCCTTTGGCTATCAAGCCATGGAAGCGGGCAGAAAGGGTGAACGTGTCAAGAAGCGGCTTGAGATTAATCCTGAAGAAGCCGAACTGGTCCGACGCATCTACACGCTTTATCTACGTGGCGAGGGTGCCGGGCCATTAGGTGTCACGGCCATCGCCAAGCTGCTGAATGGTGAGGGACTGAGATTAAGGGGCCGTCCATTCCATGTCAGTCTGATCCATCGCATTCTGACTTGCGAGACCTATACCGGGACCCATTACTTCAACAAAAAGCACTGGAAGACCAAGGCGTCCAAGCCAAAAGCTGAGTGGGAGCCTTTCTCTGTTCCCCAAATTATCACCGAGGAAGATTTCAACCGCATTCAGGCCACGTTGAAGCAAAAGAACCCACGGGTAACGCCGCCCAGAGTGATTACCGGCCCAACACTCCTGACCGGCCTGCTCAAATGCGCTTCGTGCGGCGGCGGCATGACCATCTCGACCGGCAAGAGTGGGCAGTATGCCTATTACGCCTGCTCCACCTGCGCCCGGATGGGAAAGGCTATCTGCAAAGGCCGACGGGTGCCTCGCGATGGATTGGACAAGCTTGTCCTCGACCATTTGGCCGAGCGGGTCTTCCAACCGGACCGGCTCCAGGGGATTCTTTCGGAGCTGATCGACCGAAGCCAAGACGCGGAAGAGACCCGCAAAGCCAAGCTGGAACGGCTTCGCCACGAATTAACAAGGACGGAAAGCAGCCTGAGAAACCTTTATCGATCCATCGAAGAAGGAATCGCCGACCTGTCCGATTCGACCCTCAAGGACCGGATTAACGAACTGAAGACCAAGCGGGACGGACTGAAAGGGCAGACCGAGCTTCTGACCCGCCAGATCAACGGCACACGCAAGGCCATCACGCCAGAAAAGCTGGAACGCTTCAGCCAGGAAATCCGCGACCGGCTGTTCAACGGAACCCCGGAATTTAGGCGTGCCTATCTCAGGCTCTTCGTTAACCGTATTGAACTGGATGACCGGGAAATCCGTATCCAGGGCTCAAAATCAAGGCTTGCCAAAGGGATTGCAGCCCCTCTCGGAGACGCACCCTTGGTGCCCAGTTTTGAACGGGAGTGGCGCAGCCGACGGGATTCGAACCCATGACCCCTGCCTTCGGAGAACCAATACCTATAGCCAATACACTGTAAAGAAAAGGTTTCTGTTTTACTATTTCGCAAAAATAACCCATCTATTTCTGTTTCGTTCACGGTCGAGTGGTTCATTTGAACCACCGACCACTGCCCTAAAATTTACCGTTGACACTGTACACGATTAGTGTACAGTGTATCTATCAACGCCGGGGGATGGCCCCCAGCACGAGGTAACGGAGACCTAGAATGAGCAAGCCCTTCTACACCATCGAAATTAAGTATGCCGCAACCGGCAAGGTTGAGCGCTTCACTGAATCAAAAAACCAGTATAGGACGCTCTCTTACGAGCGCGCTAATGGCTGGGTCGCTCAACTTGCTCTGGCCTACGACGGGCTGGCCGGGTTCAGGTGGGTCAGGAATAATACTGTTCTTCATTCGACCGGCGAGAAGGCTAACATCCCTGCCGGTAAATTTTTATTCGCCAAAATCACACACCAAGAAGATTAATAATGTCCACCTTTCACGCACTTATTCAAGCCTGCGGCCTCTCTCTTCGAGAGGCCGCAGAATTTTTGAACGCTCGCGAGGACACGATCAAATCCTGGTCATCGGGTAGGCGTAGCACACCCGATGGCGCGCTAGCCGAACTGGCTGGGCTGGCCGCAAGGATCGTCAAATCAGCCCATGAGGGGCTGGCCGAGATCGACCGGCACGAGACCGCCGAGATCGAGCTAGGGCTAGCCTGCGACGACTACGAAGCCCAAGCGCTGGGTTGGCCCTGCGTCGGCGCGCATCGGGCCTGCCTCGGCCTCGTGGCCGCCTGGGCGATCCAGGCTGGGCATCACGTCAAAATCGTCCCTCGCGGCAGCACAGTTGCTACTGCCGCCGCCGCTGATCGGCACGGGCCCGCCAGAAATAAAAAAAACGCCCCACCGGCCTGAGCCAGCGGGGCGGTTTTAATGCGTCGTGTCGCGAAATGTTATCGATATCCCTCGCGAATCAGCGCGGGAATATAATGGCTTCCCATCATGTGGTCGCGAATCAGGCTTAGATCGACGCCACGATTGATGATCGTCGGCGGTCCAACATGGCGGAACCGCACCGGCAGCGGCACCTTGGTCACGGGATCGTCGTCGTTGACGATTCGCACCACGTCGTCGGCGTGCTCGGCCAACCAGGCCGCCGCATCGGGCGCCAGCACACGCGGGCATCCGAACGTGACCAGGCGTACGCGCTTGCCCCATTTAGCCGCCTTGAGGGCGAGTATAGTTGCTTCTGCGCCACCTTTGCTGTGACCAACAATATAGATTATATCCTCATCCATGATGTCAGCCCAGACATCTGCCCACACCCCATCAACGCGGGCGAAACCATCATGCCCCTCAAAGCCATCACAATCCGGAATGGGCGTGAGCCAAGCCCGCGCATCAGTTAGCCAATCCTCACCACCCTGACTGCCTCGGCAGACGACGACACGATGGCCATTTAGTCGTCGAAAAATAATCTCGACGCCGTCGCGCGCGATGTCGGGCTTGACGTTGTAGGCCTCTTCGGCGAATCCCGCCAGCGGCAGAATGTCGCGCCTCATGGCACGCCCATGATTTTCATAATCCCATCGACCAGGCTCGGCACAGCCTGACCGAATTCTTTAGCGACGACTTCCTCGACCTGCGCTCGAACGGCATGCGCAGGAAAGGCGCGGGCATTTTTGGCAGAATATTTGACTTCCCATTTTTCGGGCGTCGTCAGCGAAAATTCAACGTCGTCGTACTCTTTGCCGTTAATGACAAGGCCCTTGCGAAGATACGGCTTTCCGCTGGGATCGAGAGCCACTTCGATTTCAGCCTTGGCGATCCCAGCGCTCCCCTGGTCGGCGCTGCCCAACGTGCCGCAGGCCGACAGCGGCGCAGCCAGGCCGACCACCAGCAACAGCGCAATGCACACTTTGCCAATCCGCCTGGCTGCGGCGTCGAGCGCAGCAAATGTTCCCGACTGCGGGAAAATAATATGCAGCGCAGCAAACGCAGCAGCGCCAACACTCAGGATGGCATTGACATTGTCGGGCGACACTGTGATTCCAGCCAAGCCCCACAGAACCGTTAGGCCCTGATAGGTGCTGCGCTCTTTGAAAATTTCAATGAACCGGTTCATGAGACGTCCTTTCTGTTTGGGAAAAAGTTAGCGATGAGCGCGCTGCCAGTTGTAGATGAATTCCTCGACCTTCCCGGCACCTAGCGGCGTGTTGTAGAATTTCTTCCAGTAACGCCCGAGCGCATCGATATCGTTGGGATCAGTCGGCAGCGGATCGCGGGCGCGCAGGTAATGCACGCGGCACATGGCGGCGGCATAGTCGAGATTGGTGATCAGTTGCGACGTGCGGTCGCGCCCCGGAGCCAGCATGGTTTTCAACGCACCGGAAATCGTGGGACGAAATTTGATGAAATTCTCCCACAAATCACCCTCGGTCCTGGGCTCCATCTGAAAGATGCCCAGCGCCGGGCCGCCGCCCACCTGATGAATATATTTTCCAGCACCGGATTCCTGGATCGCCGTGCCCAGCACGAGATTGGAAGCAACCTCTGAATAGAGATCGAGACGTGACAGCGCAGGGTTGATGACCAGTTCCTGCAACTGCTGAAGATTGATCGACATGGAACCTCCATAAAAAAAGCCGCCAAAAGGCGGCTGGATGGAACGGAAATGCAAAAACGCGTCATGGCGGCGGCTTCACATATTGCCGTAACGTATTCAGAAAGGTCGTCGCCTCTTCGGTAAAATGCTCGAACAATCGCACCAAGCCAGACACCTCGCTTTTCGTGGCGAAAGTTTTGTTCTGGTCGTCAATCCGCTCGTGAATGCGCTGAACATCGTCCTTGATGCCCTGGCGATGTTCCCGCCACTCATCCCTGTCCTCACGAATTTGCTTGGTCAAGTGCTGGACCTCGACGACCAACACCCGGATTTCTGGACACTGGCCGCCGCCAGGCGGGCATGACGGATCTGAAGGGCTGACAACACGACTTTCTTGCCTGCCCGTTCCACGCCAAATCCACAATCCAAACAGAACCGTGACGGCAATCAGGGCGACAACAGCAAAGGCCCAGATGTCGCCGTTTGCCGCCTGCTGCGTGACAGCCCCCGCCGTTCTCGCCGCCTCACCAGCGGCATCCCCCAAGTCGGCCATGCCGATCCCCTTAAGACGGCCAGCCCGAATTGATATCCATCGCCGGATCGTCCAACAATGCGGCTTCGTGATCAAAACACGCCTGGACATGGGCAGCCATGGCGTCGGCGATTGCGATGACGCTATTGGAATTTAGAGGCACAAACCCGGCGGGCGTTTTCCAATTCACGGTATAGGCTGCGTCTTCCTTGGCACGAATGCGCGCCGCCATCATCTTCATCTGAGTGTCGCGGTCGGTGGGAATGATAATTCCGTTTACCGCGATGCCGCCAGTTTCGATTTCGTAGCGTTTAGCCGCGATGGCGGCCTGGCGCTGGCTTGCATCAACCGCCGCCACGCTGGACAGAAACGCAGGCAGCGCAGCAGCCGCTTCGTCACCAGTGATGGGCGTGGCATCGCGCCAACTAATGACGCAGGCATCAATTTCGAACTGCAACGCAGAGGCGCTTAAGCCTGCGACGATTTCCTGCGCGCAAGGCCCTATATTAATTCCCGAACCGGGGCGCAGATACGAAACCAGATGAGAAAGCGTCGTCATCAGTTGCCCCCATAAAACGAAAACGCCGAGAAAACACCGGGAACTTGTGTGCCTTTAAAATCGGGATAATAGGGATATCCAGGATAATCCAGGCTTCCCAACATGAACCGACAGGTGTGCAATCCATCCGCAATGCCAAATGACCCAAGATCGAGCCGGGCCGATAAGCGCAAAAACGACACACTGTTGTAGAGATAAACACCGCCCTTGATATCGATGTTGCCGGAATTTGAGCTGGCATAGAAAGGCGCGTAGTAGGTGCCTGAATTCAAGAAAATTGGAACACCGTCAATTTTCATGCCCAAAGCAGCGCCCTGAAGATTGGCCGACGAATGATAAAATCTCGCAGCGTCCAACGAAAGCTCGATGTATCCCGGCGCTTTGGTAAGAAAATGAAATTCCGCACCAACATCAACGCCGCCCACAGAACAGGGAGACAGCGACAAATGGTCGGTGCTGTCGGTTTGTCGACGAAAATCCTGGATGGGAAAAACGAACGCGCTATCGACATACCACGCAGCGCCAGTCCAAAACAGAATTCCTCGCTGCCCCTTGATCATTACAAGCGGCGCCGAAACGGAGCCGCCATTGATTATGTCGCCGACATGCGGGGCGAGCGTAATGTTGCCGCCGAACGCAAATAGGTTGACGGAAAATCCTGCCCACAAGCTCGAACCTTGCGGCAGTGTGTAGACAACGACGGCTGTGTTGACCAGCATGCCATGATGATGGGCCGACAGAATTGCCGTATCGACGCCAACAACCGTCGGCGGCATATTTGACTGCAACCCATTTGCCGTTCGCCGCAGACTTTCGTCGGCCAGCTTGGTCCGCAGGAATCCTGCCGGGCCTTCCTCAAGCCCTTCACCGATCCCAAGTCCGGAGAGATAGCCGAGCGACGGAGCACCACCATATAGCGACTGAAGCGCCTGATAGAGCTGCGTCAAATCATTTCCATCAGGGGTCAACCCCGCCTGCTCGATCACATTAACAATTTCACGCTGGCAAGGCTCGACAGCACCAGCACCTACAGCCGACCCCTCAATACCATTTGGAACATCGGCGTCAACATAGGGGGCGTTGGGGTCGCTTGATCCAACAGGTGGCGTATATTTCATTCTCTAAGCTCCCTGATATAAAAAATGAATGGCTATGTGGGAACCGGCCAATTTGCGCAAACGGCACTCCAAATCTTCGGCGCGGCGGATGGAAGCGAAATGATCACCGCACTGACTGGCGCCAGTGCGAAAGCGCGTCACCCTGGGTTCGTTCACCGTCACAGTCAGACGATGTCGGACGATGGCAGCACCCTCGAGGCGCGCCCCGCAGCGCGAGCGACCGACGATGAACGGCCTATGCTCGATAAAGTCGACGTCGGTATAGCCCAGTCTTGTCGCGACGGCACGCAGATAGGCGATGCTGGCACCGCCTGTCGACGTCAACCGCTCGACGACAGCCGCCCGGCGCTCTTGCAGCGTTGTGGCTGCGACGGGAGAACAAGCGTCGGGAAGGCCGACCTGATATTCCCAGTCGCCCAGCATTTCACGAGCGGTTTTAGGATCGCTCTCTTCCAGCATGTCGAGCGCCCGGTTATGCGCGCCGGAAAGTGACGGCGCCAACGATTCAAGCAGTGGATCGTCAATCCAGGCAGGGCCCGGCGGGCGCAGAGCGTAAAGAAGCTGGACATAGTCCTGGGCGGTTGCGCGCGCCTGCATCAGTAGACACTCCAGGTAATCGAACCCAGAACGGGAAACTGGCTGGTCAAAACGGCGATGTCGGCGTCGTGGGCAGGAGCAATCAGGCGATGACGTGTTTCACCAGCCGCCAACGAGATCGCCTCGCGAAGCGTCGAATAGTAGATGAGCCCTCCAGGCTCGCCGACGCGCAGCAAGAAATCTTTGAGCGCCGCTTCAATGGACAATCGAACCGCCGTCGTGTCCGGGTCGACGGCGATCTCGAGATCGATCGGCAGGGCGACGGGCGCAAAAACAATCACCTCGGCTGTCGCCGGTCGCTGGCCATCGATAAAATCCTGCAACTGCGTCACGTCGTCCGTGGTGGGAATAGGATTGTCGCGCTTGACGATGAATGTCAGGCCAACCGTGCCAGGACCGCCTTGCAGAGGAAAGCACCAGGATCTGGCAACAAAGCTCTGCGACCCGGCCCAACTGTCGGTGTAGTCGAACTTCGCCCCGCCATGCGGCGGCTGTTGAATGCGCCTGGTCAGGCGCTGACGCAGCGTTTCATCGTCCTCGATATCTGCACCCCCGCCGAAATCATCCCCCGCAGCACCTGCCGATGCCATACCGGCGATGGGCGAAAGCAGATAGACAGGCGTGGCGGCTGCGATATTCCCGCCTAAACCGACGACCGAGGCGATCACCGGAACCGAAACAGAACCACTGGCCGCCACGGATTCAGATGAACTGACGAACTCGATCCCATCCGACGTTTTCATGGTAACGCCAGCGGGTACGGTGAGAGAACCGCTGGCGGAAAAGACAACGACACCCGCGCTTTTCGTTGGCTGGCGGCGAAGAATTCCCCAGGTTTGGGCATGTCTGTCCAGCCAGTCTGTCGCTGAATAGGGAAGTATTTGCAAGGCCAGATGCTCGATAAAACCAAGCACCGTATGCCAGGCGGCCGCCTGCACGCGGGCCTGAACCTCGATATCGGATCTGCGCAGAAATTCGTCGGCGCCCATGCGCGCCAGGAAATCGGCTCGCATCTGAGACAAAAGCTCTGAAAGAGACGGACGCACGAAGCTAATCCCAAGATCGTCAGCCACCGATCAAGCTCCATAAGTTTGAAAATCGCATTTCGATCTTTCGCCCACCCCGGGCCTCGTAAATTTCGACCCGAAGCGCGACGGTGGTTAACCCCATGCGCTCGACCGATACCGGAACGCTCACAGCGATTCCATCCTCGATCATCCAGTGCAGAGCTTCTTCGGAGTAGAACTTCGCCCTAGCCATCGTTTCCTGAGTGATAGTTTCACGCGCCAAAAGCCAGAGGCGCGAGCCGAATTTGTCGCCCACAATGGCCAGCGTCGCATCCCCCCACCAGCCCAAGCGGCCCATGATGTCGTCGGGCAACCTGTCGTCTGGATCGGCGCGCCGCCAGGTAAACAGGCTGATGACGACGGAGCGCGCCAATGGCGCCAGATCGGCGGGAATCGTTTTGTAATCCGTTCCGTCGACGGTGACGATCACGTCCTGATGAATGAAACTCATGCCCAGGGCCTTGGTATTTCAGACGGGTTGTAATCATAGGAAACGCTGGTGACGACCGCGCCGATCGTCCAGCTTTCCGATTTGAAGTTGTTGCCGCCCAGCCAAGTCAGGCGTTGTGGTCCGTATCCATGCACATCCCAATCCAGAATTTCGTCGGCATGGACACGAACATGTTTTCCACTCATGACCAATTCGCCGTCGCTTCTGATCCTGACATTCAGCGGCGAATAGACCTCGATCCTGTCGCGCTTTAAATAGACTCGCTGGTTCTGGTCGTCATGCACCGCGACTTCGCCCTCGGCGATTTGCAGGCGATAGCGCCTATCTGACGTGATGATGGCGATGCCGTGCGATCTATCTCCACCAGGAAACAGAATTACCGCTTCCGAGCCAGCATGAGCGCGGCTTGTGAATCCGTAATTCTCGGGGAAATCGACCTTGTCCTTGACCTCGCCTGAGAGCACCCGGAACTGACCCGTCTGCATCTTGCCATCATGCAGGACGCACAGCACCGCCCGGGCGATCAGATTATTGATGCGCCTTTCAAGCCACGCGATCATGTCAGTCAAATCCATCAGCAGGATCGCCAGGCTTCAAGTCGGCGAATTTTCCATTCGATTTCGCCTTCGGCGCTTGCGGGCTTGGCGTCCAGGCGCCAGGCGGCGCAACGGTCAGCGTGCAGATCGTTCCGGACTCAGACAGGCTGTATTCTACCTCGCCTATCAATAATTCCGTTTTAAATCCAATCAGATCGTCATCGACAAAGACGTTGCTGTTGGGAGCCCACAGAGCCCCATCACCCTGCCGCCAGCCCTGCACCGTGTATGTCGCCTTCCATGAATTTCCAAAGGCGGATGCGCATTCCCAGGCCGCTTGGTCGGCGCACATCCGACCATCCGCCTGTCCGGACGCAACCGTCACCTTGCGACGTTGCGCGCGGATCGCGCTATCGGTTGCCGATCCCTCGCCTTCGCTTGCCGATACGCCGAAATCTTCATCAGATCCCGAGCGCTGGCCCTTGACGATATAGGTGCGGAATCTCTTGGCAGCGTCACGCTCGGCCTGGCCAGTCAAGATATTTTCGCCCAGCACCAAAGCGGTTGCGTTGCGAACGCCTCCCGCCCGGGTCAGCACCAAATTGCCATCGCCGTCGTCGGTGGCCAGCAGGGCGCGCAGACGCAGCACCTTGTCCAACACGTTGAACGCCGTTTCGCCCTGCTCGACCTGCACATCCGATATGGGATCTTGCAAACCGGACTCTGAGCGCACGGACACGCCAAAGGGGCGCGCCAACTCGGACGCCAGCGATAAGACGGACAACCCCATATATTGACCGGGCTTGTCGGGCGCCGAGCAATCGACCAGATCAGCGGTTTTCGAACGCCCCTTGACCGACACTTTGATCGAGGTCGCGTCGTAAGCGATTGGGGCGGCGTCGATCCAGCCCGTCAGCATCTTGTCGCCACCGAACCACAATTCGCACGATTGGCCTGGCTGCACGCGCATACCGGCTGCGTTCGATCCTGGCCAATCCTCGGTAACCGACAGATCAAAATCGCGCGCCACGCGGTCGATGCCAGTAGTAACGCGCACAGATTTCCAGCCCATGAACTCGCGCCCGTCAACGACAAGGCGAACTTCGTCCAAATCGCTCATCAGGCGCTCAAAACACTTAACGTCTCGACCGGGACAAAGCCGGGATGCGCGATTTTATTTCGTCCGACGATCTGCACTTCTCGCGCCAACGGATCTTCATACATGTCATAGGCCAGGACCAAAGCGGGAACGACCGATTTTGGGGTAATCTCGACCAAACGGGGGCTGGACGCCGCCGACCGGGTAATTCCAGTCACCGTTTCGCTGCGCAGGTTCACAAGCTGGCGGAACAGAACATCATCGCTTGCCTGCACTTCTTGAAACTCAATGGATTTTGCAAGCGAATCGCGAGCGGAAACGGCATCGTCATAACTTAACCAACTTGTATTCACTGCCGCATCGCAGGCGCCGCACAGCGCATTCACCTGCAAAAACTGGTCGAGCGCCCTGGCGTTCGCGGCCTCGGCCAAGCGATCCGGCGTGGCGTAGATCGGATCGTCGACAACCCAGTCAGATCCGACTTGCGACAAGCCCTGAACAGACTGAGCGCCGGAAAATCCGGTGAAGATCGGCGTGATCGATGACCCCAGCCTGTCCGGCGACTTAACTAAATCGGATGCCAGGCTCGACAACTGCGAAAGTTGCCCAGACCAGCCGCCCGGCGCGTATCTGGACAGGCCCGACAGCGATTGCAGGCGCGATACAAGCTGCGACGCAGCACTGTCACCCACGAAACCCGCACGCCCGGACGTGCCGAAGATACGAAGAAAGCGATCAAGCGCCGCCAGCCTCGACCCGGAAGATGCACTTTTTACGCTCCAGCCGGACAAGGGTCGCGATGAAGGATAGACAAGTTCGCCCGCCTCGACGAACGGAATGCTGAAAGTGCACATTCCGCCCTCGTCCTTCGATTCCCGAAAGGTGGCGGGTCGCGCAACGACATGAAGCGATCCACGCCAAGGGTGAACCAGCTCGCCGGGTCCAGCCTTCTCAAGCGCATCCAAAAGCTGGTCGCGGGCCTGCATGTAATCCGGCCCGACAACAAAACATTCAAGCGTGAATTCGCGCGAGGCGCGGCCCATGTCCTCGGACAGCGGTTTATCGCGCTTGGGGTATTCATGCAGAACGATGCGCCTGCCCGCCGTTCCACTGGCATTGTCGACGAAGAACGGGACGCCCCTGAACGAGGCGGGCCGCAATTGATCGCGCCAAGCCATCAGCCGCCCGCCACGGCCAAGCGGCGATAGCCGACATTGGTTGAAACGGACACGGGCGCCGAAGCTGGCGTGTTGTTCTCGACCCTGGTTCCGGCAGGAACGCCATCGAAGCGGACGACGATCTCGCCCTCGACGCGCTGGCGGGAAGCGGTCAGAACACGGCTGCGTTCGGGTGCAGTCTGATCTGCACCGGCAGCAGCGGCCTGGCCCTGCTGGGCGTAGAGATAGGATTGAGCGGGCGACGCGCTTGATGGCACGCCGCCATCAGCCCTAGGCGAGGGCGCAATGGCCGATTCAGGGATCGGAGGAACATCAGGACCGGCAAAGCCCATCGCCTCGCCCGCCCAGGAAATCGCCTTGGCGACGGGCGCAAACAAAGCCTGAAAGGTTTTCACCCAACTCCCAACGATTCTCGTCAACCCATCAAAGGCGCGCTGGAAATCGAGCGTGAAAACACCGGCCATGAACTCTGAAACACCGGCCAGGGTTTCCCTGATTCCCGTCCAAATGTCCGACCACCACGACGCGACCGACGACCAGTTTGCATAAAGCAGATAAACCGAGCCAGCCAATGCGGCGATACCCGCCACAACCCAGGCAAGCGGATTGGCAAGCAAAGCAGCCGAGAACGACCAGACGACAGGAATCAATTTGGCGATGGCGCCAAACAGGCTGACGCCACCGAATTTCGCCGTCGCCATCGTGTAGCCAAGAACACCGACCGATTTTGCCAAACTGAGAACGGCGACAACGGTCGGCGCGATATAAATCCCGGCCATGATGTAGAACATGTTGCCAGCGCCGCCAGCCGCGCTTGACATTTTATTGATGGCAGAAAACACACTCATGATTCCACGGCCCAGGCCCGCCCAATCAAAGGCGCGCAAGCCAACAGCCAGATCCTGCACAACAGCGGTAACGCGCGACGAAATAAGCTCGCGGTTGGCGGCTATCCATTCCGCCAATCCATTCACAAGCGGGGTCAATGTCGGCGCCAATTGCGCGCCGATGGCGTTGCGCAACCCCATTGTCGTCATGTGCAGACGATCAAACGAATCGCCCAATTCATCGGCCTGCGCAGCCGCTTCGTCGGACAGAACGATCCCCAAATGACGCGCTTCCTCGGCGGCCTTGCGCATACCTTCTGCGCCATCGACCAACATCGGAATCAAGTCGGCCCCAGATTTCCCGAATGCCGTCTGCGCAATAATCGTTCGAAGTGCGGCGTTCTCGTTCTTCTGCATCGCATTGGCGAGTTCGGGCATGACATCGGCGGCGCTGCGCACATGTCCGGCGGCATCGCGAGTCTTGATGCCCAATTTCTGGAACATTGCCGCCGCGTCCTTGTTTTGCCCAAGAGCAGCACCGGCAATCGCCTTATTCAACTTCACCATGCCATTGGACAGGCTTTCCGCCTCGACACCATCCAGCTTGGCTTTATACTGAAATTCCTGCAACTTCTCGGCGGAAATGCCAATCTTGGTTGACAGGTCATGCACCGCCGATCCTGTTTCGGAAAAACCCTTTACCAGTTCATAGAGCCCTGCCGCCGAAGCGCCAGCGGTGATGAAACCCAACGGGCCAACAGCACCAGCCATCTTGTCACGAAAATTTCCGGCGGCACCGCCAACTCCACCCAACGCCCTTGAAATCTTGGCAAGCGGGCGCGATGCCCGATCAACAACGCTGATGATGGCCTTTAAGCTAAAATCGCTCATGTGCCTTTTCCAAGATCGGAATTAATGCGATTGGCCTGGGCTTCCCAGAAGGGAAGCTCGTGCAGAGGGATATCGTTGATTTCAGACCTGGACCAACCGAAGAAGAATCCAACAGCGACGGCACGACCTAGGATATCTCCGCCGCCGACGGCGTGAAAAAACTCATCATCACCGCCGCGCAACCATTAAAATCCTCTATCGACATCGACTTAACAGACGAAAGAGGGATGTCGCCCAGCTTCGAGATCAGACGACCGACGGCCTGAGGATCGACACGAGTAGACTCCCCACCCTCAAGGGCAAGGACGGGATAGCCACATTCCATGACATCACCCGCCCTGACCGGGCGCAGACAGATCTCGCTGATCTCTTTCCCATGCGCGCTGATGGGGCTTGAAAGCTTGAAGGTTTTCTTCTCACCACTCATTGCCAGGTTCCCTTCTTGCCTTCAAATTTCATTTTGCGCGTGCCCTTGCCCGCCTCGACTCCAGCCTCACCCGCCAGATAGGCGCCGGAAAGCACGGCAGTCAGCCCAGACTTAAGTTCGACCGTGATCACGCCGTCGGTCATGTCGGCGATCGTCTGGAATGGGAAATCGGCGGGAACGACCGCCTCGACCTCGATCGAGGGGATCAGATCCTTCTCGGTGAAATAGCCGGGAACGACGCCTTCCTTCGAGGTTTCCTGGATGTTGACGGTGACATCCTCGCTGGCCAGCGTAAGCTGCGCCCCGTCGATCTTGAAATAGCAGGTTCCGCCAATCGGCTTAGCCATGGTTCATGTCTCCTGTTTTGGGATTGGCGTTAGTATTGCAGCCGGAACTGGGCCAGCAGGGCGAAGATGCGCAACTGGTTGATAAGATCAGGCGGATACAGAACGTCGATGCGGTTGGGGTTGCTTTCATTGCGCCTGACGATCAGGTTCTTCTCGAACGCCTTGGCGTTTTCAAAGATTCCCATCTCGACCAATTCCTGATAGGCGGCGACCAATTCGGCGCGAATGATCTTTGGCGTCACGATGGCCAGGCCGTCTCCGAAGCGCGTTCCGTCGTCGGCCAGCGCGTGGCGTCCGAATTTCGACGTCAGGCGCGTTTTCATGTAACGTATGCCAAAGGATAGCTGGAACAGAATTTCGGCATCCAGATAACTTTGATCCGGTTGGTTCCAGGCGTTCTTTTGGTAGGTCGTCACCGAACGGTCGATGCGAACGACGCCGCTGTCGTGATTGGCCGCCGCCACGCCGTGGGCATAAAGCGACTGACGATCAGTGATCGTGAAGCGCTGGCCCGGACGGGCAGGCAGCAGGCCCACCAGTTCCAAAGTTTGCGTTGGGCGGGCCGGTTCATTGTCGAGCGAACGGGCCGAACGCGCACCCCAGGCGCCGACATTCTCCCACAATGGGTTGGGCAAATCGGTTTCAAACCCGAAGACCGTTCCATGCTGGTCGTTGTTGGTTGCGCCAAACGTCACCAGGGACGACAGACTGCCGCGCTTGGCCGACCAGACATGGCCGTATTTCTGACGCAGCGGCGACCAGCGGCCCGAGGTATCGCCAAGCTCAAGCTTCAGGGCCTCGAGTGCTGCGGCATCGGTATAGGGGTTGACGAAGCTGCCGTAATATTCGTCGCCCATCGCCGTGATGGCATCGGCAACGTCGGGATTTCCGGAACCGCCCGACATGGCAGTGACGGCCAGCGAAACACCGTACGGATAATTCTCGGCGCCAATCGAGCCGTAATAGTTGGGAACCAGCGTCACATCGTTGCCGGTTTCACCCTTCCATTTGCAGGTCAGATTCACCTTGGCAGGGGTCACGCCATCGACAGCAGCGGAAACCGGAAGCGCTTCGTTTGCATTGATGGCGGCTGCCAGGCTGGTGGCGATGGAAGCAGCCGTGTCGGCGGTGTAAACGCTGACACGCACCCGCTGAGCCGCAACGTACAGATTGAGCGTTCCGGCAGCCGTGGCCGGGCCCAAAACGGTGATGCTGCCAGTGGAGGCAACGCCCGCCGAATCGTCGGACAGGGGGCAGACCCAGATTTCACTGGATGCGTTCGAGAGGCGGGCATATTTGTGCATGCGGGCCAGCATCGAGCCCGCGCCGAATTTCTCGATGGCTTCGTCGGTCGAGTTCACCAGAATGGGCGTTCCGGCCAGAGCCGTTCCCGATGAAAGTTTCTGGCCGAACAGGAACAGCCGGGAATCGTTCCTGAAATAGTTGGCCTGGCTGGGGTCGACCTCGGCATAGAACAGAGGAACCAGCGCATCGGCGGGAATGTTGTTAAACGAGACAGCGCCCATGGCTTAGCTCTCCTTGGCGTTGCGGGGTTTCTGGGAAACGGATTCAGGGGGGGTAGATGCGCGATCGATATCGCCGTCACGCAGACGAGACAGCCAGTATTGAGTGCGCGGAACATCCCGCCCGGCATCGGGCAGATAGCCGCCGCGCTCGGGGTCGGGCACCATCACCCCATTCTTCGGCTTGACGAACATCAACTATCCTCCTGATTCAAGGTTGATCTCTATTCTCGCATCGATCCTTGTGTCAGGACCGGGCTTGTGCAAATTGGGATCGGCTGGGTCGATGGCGTCGACATCAAGATCGATTCCCAGAAGCGGCGGAAGACGATTGAGGCGTTCCTTCATAGGCTCGATCACCGTCTTTGCGGAAAAGCCCAACAGATAGAACAGGCGGGCCCGATTGCAGGCCAGCACCTTGCCCTGGGTGTAGTAAATCTCGCTGTGGTCTGCGTCTGGCTCGACACCCAGGATGGCCTCAAAAACCTCGTGGCGCAGATCATGGACAGCATCGACACTAGTAAGGCCAGGCTCGTCGGCCTGCGAGTTGTCGATACCCAGAATCACCGCAAAATGTTCAGCAACATTTTGATCAAGTGTGTTGGTCGACGGCTGGTCGGGGTCGTCGTCGTCCTTAACCACAAAAGCGCAGGGAACGCCTGTTTTTGTTTTTTCCTGAAGTTCGGCCACTTCAGCATATTTGGCCGAACCATAGACACGCCTGGAAAAGCTGGGGCAGGCGTCGCGCAAGCGCTTGACGATGGGCGACAGTTTCATTTCGGAAGGATCGCCTGCTGGTAGGCCGAGACAAGGCCAGTGTTGATTTCCACTTGGTGTGCACGAAGCGCTTCGGCCATGAATGGCCTTGCCGTCATCTTCGATGTTCCAAAAGCCAGGAACCAGGAATAGAAAGTCGGACCGCGGCGCTTTGGGCCAATCGACAGCGCCAGACCGTCTCGGTCAAGAACGCGATAGAAAATAGACCGTTGAACCGCTCCCGTCAGTTTTGCGGGCGCCTCACCATCGGACGAAGACTTGTGCAGCATGCCACCCCAAACGGAATAACTGCGACCAGACCCCTCTTTCCTTCCGGCAAGTTTTCGCCCGCTCTGCCGTACTTTCTTGGCGCCTTCGCGCAACACCTTCTTCAAAGGCGCCTTGTTTAGAATCAGCGCTTTTGCGCCGATGAAATCGACATTGACTTCAAAGGGAGGAAGCACCGCTCAACTCCTCGGCCTCGATCATGGTGGCGCGGAACGCACCGTTCAAATTGCTGGAGCGTTTCAGGCGATACCTGACAGATCCATCTGATATCTCGTGTTGCAGCCCGATGCCAGGGAACCAGCCGCGCAACCAGATGCGATGTGTAATCGCTTCGTCCGTTTGCTGGCCCGACTGATAAACAGCGCCACCGACCGGCTCGATCTTCGCCCAGGCGCCGGCAACAAGCAGCGTTTCACGTGAAACCCCGCTATCGCCAGATGGCGTTTCGACAATCGATTCCAAGCGAACGCGCCGCTTGAATTCGCCGATCTTGGGAATTTCCATTTCAGGCAATTCCCGGCGGACGGAAACCGGCGATCAGCGATTCGATGGCGGGCGGCAGAGCGGCAGTGTTGTCGCCACGATTTTCGTAAAAGGCACCCAGCGCCAGAAGCGCTGCATTGCGCAGGCTGGCGGGAACCTTGTCGACCGCCTCCCAACCGACACTTACCTTGATACGCACCGCATTGGCGCGGTCATTCTGAACGCAAGGCCAGCCATCGGCGCTTGGAGAAATTCTGGCAAACGACCTTTCTCCAGCGCAGTCGACCATGTAATCGCTTGCATCCATGACAACATCGGCGCCCGCTTCATCGGCGTAGGTCAAGGACACGACACCAATGAATGGGCGCAAAGGGACCAGCATGGGGTTAGAAGACTTGGGAAAGTCTGGCCGCTCGATGACCCATGCTTGACGCATGAGAAGCAGGCCCGCCAAGTCCTCGATATGCTTCAATGCGCTGGCAAGGTAAAGCGCGATCAGATCGTCCTCGGCCGCACCATCGACGCGCAAATGCGCCTTGGCCAGATCCAGGGATATGGCCTGGTCAGTGGGCGCCGTATCGAGGATGAGACGCATCGCCTATTTGCCGCGCTTCCTGGGTTGCTCATCCGCCAGAAGATCGGGCTGGTCGGAAGATTCAAGCTCCTCCGTCACCTCGGGCTGGTCGGTGACGGACGGTTCTTCGGTCACTGCGGGCTGGTCGGTAACGGCGGGAGCTTCCGTTTGCGACGGCGCGATTTCTTCTTCGGTCGCTTCGCGGATGACGCCAAGCGCCAGAAGATTGGCGGCGTTGGCGATATCAAGCTCACGCAGGTCGCCTTTGAAATACGCCCTGTCTCCCGTCATTTCGCGAAGGCAGACATAAGTTTTTCGTGCAGACATCGATGACCTCCTTAAGAATGCAACGGGGGCGGTTAGCGGCCCCGCCCCCGTTGTCTCACAACGACCAAACCGCGTTAGGCAACGCGGCCAAGATCACCGTAAACAAAGGCTTCGGGCCGGTAGACGGCCAGGGCCAGACGCTCGTGCGCCGCGACCGTTACCTTGCGCTTCAAGAAATCGTCCTCGTTCTCGGTGGCGATTTCGACCATAGCAGACTGGCGGTCGTACAGTTCGGAGCCCATGCCGAAGGCACCGACCAGGAATTTGTCCTCGGTCATAGCCTGGGTGGCAACAACGGGCTGGCCCCACAAGGTGGGCGCAACGCCACCCTGGGGATTGCCAATGATGTAGCGCCCCAGCGTATCTTTCAGCGTCTCGATCACAGCCCAATCGGTGGGATGCATCACGATGCCGCTGGCCGGATATTCGGCCAAGCTGGCTTGCAACAGGGCCAAGCGAAGAATGTCGATCTGAGTAGCATTGGCGATCGTGAAGGGGGCCGAATAGGCCGTGGCCTGCGGAATGACGCCCAGCAAATTGTTGCCAGTGCCATCGCCCTTCAAAATCTGGTTTTCCTCGACCAGGGCCAGGCCATAGCGCAGGCGACCGTCGATGAAGCTGGCCAACTGCGAGGCATCATCCAGGATGATTCGCGATGCCTTCATGTAGTGACCGATCGATTTGACGCCCGTGCTGACCAGATCGAACTTGATGTCCGACTGCGCCAATGCGCCCGTTTCGGCGACGCTGGCCGCCGAATTGGTGAAACCGGTTTCCTTGATGTATTCCAGCAGATTGCCATCCATGCGGCCCTGCATGAGCAGACCGCGCACGGTCAGGCGACGTTGCGGCAGATCGATGATGCCGGGAACGCGCGTGGAGGCGACCAGATCGCCAGCCGAACCGGCGGCATCGGTGGTGGCCGAAGTGATTTCGGCCTTGATTTCCATGCTGGCGCGACCACGCTTGTCGGCCTTGGCCTGCAAGGACTTATAGCTTTCGCTTTCCACGAACTGCCTGCCGATCGATGCGGGCGCCTGATGACCCTGCTTCTGCCCACGCACGACGGTTTGCGAAATCTCGCTCAACTGCGCCTTGATCTCGCCCATAGCGGTGAGGGCTTCGTCGGCTTTCGCCTTGGTTTCCTTGGTAGCGTCGCCCGTGGATTTGGCCTCGGCCAGCGCCTTTTCAGCAATTTCGCGCGTCTTGTCGAGCGCGGAGGTAAACGCGGCCTTGGTTTCGGCGGCGATCTGTTCTGGGGTCTTGTTTTCGTCAGCCATGGTAAAATTCTCCTTCGTGCTTAGCGGGCAAAGGCCCGCCAGAAATCGGTTTCGGGATTTGTTGTGGGGATGGCAAGCGGATGAGCGCCAGCGTCCCGCTTGGCCAACATCGCCTTGAAGCCCTGATTGATAACCATCTGGGCCTCGGAACGGCTAAGCCCAGCGTCCCGCGTGAGCAGCCGTTCAAAATCGCGTTCGCTCAATCCTTCCGCTTTGGCCTCGGCGACCAGTGCCTGATCGTTGGCCGGAAAGGTGACAAGCGACACCTCGTACAGTTCAAGCTTTTTTAGCGTGCGCACCGGCTCTTCCGGCTTCGTTCCATATTCGAACGCCTTGACCGCATAGCCAATCGAAAGACCGTCCAACTCGCCCGTCTTCAGGCCTTCGTAGATGTACTTGCCGCGCTCGGTATCGAGACAGAAGAGGCGACCTTCGCAATAAAGGCCTTTGTCGTCCTCTTCCATCTTCGTCCAAACGCCGATGGGCACCATGTCGTCGGCGCCACCCGCCCAGCCGCCGCCGTGCTGAAGCAGCATTTTCGGCAGCTTGCCCCGCTTCTTCCAGGATTTCAGCGTGTCCTTAAAGGCACCGGGCAAAATAACGTCGCCATAAGAATCGACGTTTCCAAACATGGCGCCATAACCCGAGAAAACACCGGCCTCGACTTGCTGGCTGGAATCTGCAAACTTGACTTCGAACGGTGCGATGATGCGCTGGCGCATGGCTGTTCCTAGTTCTGCGGTTGCTGAATGCCGCCGACATCAGTGATCGGCACGTTCTGCATTTGAATGCGCGGCTCGTCCCCTCCCGGCACTGCCGATAGGTTTTCAAATGCGCGCGCCTCATTGATTGTCATGGCACCACAACGAAGCATGATGTTGTAAAAGTCGGCGCGCGCCTTTGAATCGCCACGCAACAGACCCTCCATACTGAATTCGACGCCGATCCCATTCGCCTTGTCGGCAGGTGTCAGCAACTGCTTTTCAAGCGCCTGTTCAATGCGCCTCAAACGGCGGCGCAAGGTGAATTTCTGAAAGGCCAGAACCTGTTGCTCTAACCCGGTTCCCCAGCTTGACGTTTTTTCCGTGCGCCCGACCATATGGGGGGGAACGCCGAAGAAGCGACATATGTCCTCAACCTCGAAGCCACGGCTTTCCAGCATCTGGGCGTCTTCTGGGTTAATCGTGATCGCCTGCCACTCTGATCCGCCCTCGAGAATCAGCGGGCGATCAAAGTTAAGCGCGCCAAGATATTTCTCGCCAATGCGCTTGTAGACTTCGTCCGCCTTTTCATCGGGCAAGATGTCGGGGAACTTGATAGCGCCAGGCACACGCATGCCCCGAGCGAAGACATTTCCAGCCGTGCGCTCGATCGACTGCGCCAGACCGAAAGTGTGGCGGGCGTAAGTGAGCGTTGAAAGCCCACCCAAAGGCGAACCGCCAAATCCGCGAATATGCAAAATTTCGCGATCCGTTGCCTCGTACTGTTTTCCGTATTCCGTCCAACGATATCCGATCTGGCCGTTATCGAGCCTGCGAACAGTCATCGCCGAAGGGCTGATCGGGGAAAGACCAACCAGCCTTTGACCGATAAAATCCTTTCTCGCATAGGCGTTTCCACGCAACTCTATCGCGACGTTCTGATATTCCCAGAAATCGAGCGCCGTTTGATCGGCGTTCGGGCTGTCATGCAAAACATCATAAAGCGGATGATCGCTGGCGACCTGACGATTTCCAGTGCGGTCCTTGCGATAGACCATCAAAGGCAGCGACGCGATGGTGCCAGCCAGCAGGCCGACACAGGCCCACACAGTTGACAACGCCAAAGCACTTTCCAGGCTTACCAATTCCCCGGAATGACTGCAACCGCCCAGATCTTTCCAGCCGTCAGCGCTTTGAACATCAAGCTTGCGGCGAAAAATCGAAGCGGCCTTTTTTAGAAAATTCATGGCCAGCTATCGGCAAAGGCGGTCAAGATAGGACTGCATGGAACCCTTTTCTTCCTGGTCTTCCCTTGGCGCGATGGCGCGCCCCAGGGCCATGATGGCCGTGACGATTCCGTCGATACGCTTTTTATGCTTCTTTCTGTCCGGTTTTACGGGCGCGATGTTGTCTCGCTTGTCCGCTTCAAAGGATGTGCAAGTCGCCATCCAGCGCGCCACCGGATTTCCCATGTGATTGAAAGTGCCTGATGTGACCAGTCGCTGGAATTCCTTGCTGGGCGCCGACATGCTGGCGAACCCTTGCCCAAACGGAACGACCGTTACACCGTCGCCGGTAAGCTGCGTCGTGATCTGCGTTGCGTTCCATCTGTCGATAGCAATCTCGACCAGATCGACAATTTCAACCAACGGCTTTTCTGGCGCCAGGGGATGTTCGACAGCGCCCGTTATGAAAGCGCGAATTGCGTCGTAATCGACAACGTTTCCTTCTGTTCCGATAATCCAGCCATCTGCGATCCAGTTATCAAATGGAACTCGGTCGCGCTTGACGCGCTCTGAAAGCTTATGCGTTGGAATCCAGAACATCCACCAAGCGTCGTACCCCTGATTATCAGGCCAAGGGGAGACGAGACAAAGTGCAGTTAAATCAGTGACGCTGGAAAGATCGACCGCCCCAAAGCAGCGTCTACCAACCAATGCCGACAAAGGGACGGAACGAACAGGCTTCTTCGATTTCAGGCAGGCATCCCAACTTTCGAGATCGACGCCTTCATGAACCGCATCGGACCAGATGTTCAAATGGTAGCGCTTGAACTCGGATATCTTGCGCTCGTTGCCCTGCGCCTTGGCGACCTCACTTGCCAGATAGTCTGGCTTGACACTGACGCCGTAATTCGGGTTCGCCTTTTTCCAAGTATCAGGGCTTGTCCAATCGTCTTCAGGATCGGCGGCATAAATGATTGGCAGAAACGTCGGATCTTCGACCGTGCCGTTCAGCACGTTCTGTGCAATCTCGTACAATTCCCAACCGTATCCGATGCCCGGTTCTCCAGCCGTCGTAATCAGAATTTCAAGAGGTTGGCGGCGTGCCGCCGTTCCTTTATGAACAACATCGTGCAACTCTCCGTCCGGCCATTCGTGCAGTTCGTCGGCAATGGCAAAGTTGGGGCTGAAGCCGTGCTTGCTGCCGGGGCTTTTCGACAGCGGCTTGAAGCTCGACATCAACTCGGGGCAGAAGATGCTGGTTTTATAGACTTCGAGATGTTCACGAAGTCGCTCACTACAGCCGACCATCACACCGGCTTTTTCAAAAACAATCGCCGCCTGATCCTTGTTGACCGCCATCGAATAGGCTTGCCCGCCCATCTCGCCGTCGCCAAGCATGACCAGCAGCGCAATACCCGCCGCAAGCTCTGTCTTGCCATTCTTGCGAGGAACGATAATCAGAACCTGGCGGATCAGCCTGGTTCCATCAGCGCGCTTCCATCCAAAGATGGGGCGGATGATGTCCCATTCTTGCCACGGCTCGAGATGAAAAGGGCGCCCGAACCACTCGGCTTCGGTATGCCTCAGGTAGTTCGAAAAAAACGATACGGCAGCATCTGCCGCCTGCTTGTCGTACCATGCACTATATTTCTCGCCGCCAGGCGGCAATTTTGGAACGCGGTAAAGAACGCTAGTTGAGGAACCCGGGGCGCGCACTTTCTTGTCGAGATCCCCCTTCCGGTGCGTGGTGCTTCGTTTCGCTTGTTCCGTCATTGCTCTTGTCAAAAAGTCCGCCGGGAGGAAGCGCCTGGATGTTGGCGAGGCGCATTAGCATTTGCTGGCGGGCCTGGGGATTCAGGCCCAAGCGATCTTCAAGCGCTTCAAGACGGTTCTCGATGCGCTCCCTGACCAAAAACTCAGGCGCAACACGGCGCATTTTACCGTGAGCGGACTCGGTCCAGTAGGTCAGGCCAGCGCCCTTGATCTCGTCTGTCAGATCCCACCATTGTGCAACGTATGTACAGTAGCGCGCGAATACCTCGCGATCAGTCTCACGAAGGAAGTTCAGGCGCTCCAAACGTGCGGAAAGCGTGTCCCAGACTTTTCTGGCGCGATCAGAAAGCCTGTCATGTGCACTGATTTTTCCGTTGTCAGATTCGCATGCAGCGTACTCGTGACGTTTACGGCGACCGGGATTCCCCTTGGCATCTTTCACGGCCTGGGGGTCTGACTTGCGTCCTCTCATAAAGCAACCCTTTGATTTGCCCAATATTCTCAGGCAACCACCTCGAAAAAAAAGTTTCTGAATTTTGCGCACCGAAAAAATCGAGGAAGCGCTCGGTCTACAAAGCGTCTCGACGGGAGGTTTTATACCCCCCCCTACCTACTTCATCGGATTTCCGAACGCGCCGTCCCTGCTGGCAGATTTCACGCGATGGCACTCATCGGCCAGCGCCTGCCAGTTCGATTTATCCCAGAACAACTGCATATCGCCCTTGTGGGGAACGATGTGGTCGACGACGGTCGCAGCGCGAACGCGCTTTTTACCCTCTTGACACTCATCACACTGGCAAAGTGGGTGTTGTTTCAGGAACCCTTCACGCGCCTTGCGCCATTTGTGGCCATAACCACGGCTCGCAGCACTTCCGCGCTCGTGATCTGACGCAGCCTTGCGCTCAGAAAACTCTTTCTCGTGCTTGTCGCAGAAGCGATTACTCGTCAGACGCCCACAGGCAGGCGCCGCGCAGACTTTCTTCGGAGCCCAAGGCATCGCACCGCCCAATAAAAAGCCCGCCAGGGCTTCCCCGGGCGGGCATACTTCGCGAATTCTTTGGGGAGTATGTCAAGCGACTTTCGCAAAGTCAACCCTCTCATTCACCCCAGGGCGTCTGTTTTGCATCAGGCCTTTTCGGATTCCAATCGTCGATACAGCCAGCCAGCGAGGCTTGCAACGCCAGCAACGCATCATACCATACGGAATAAACCATTCTTCGGCATGATATTAGCTCGTCAACCGCCCCGCATTCAACGCGCCCATCGGAATGCACGGCCACACGTTCCATCTTGTAACCGACGGGATGTCGATTTCCATCGTACAAAACAACTTCACGCCCCTTTGAATTGAGTGCCCGCCGATCCTCGAACCGAACGCCCTCGCACGCATCAGGCCGAGACCCCGCCTTCGCGTGCTCGATAACCAAACCGCTCGCGGGCTCGCCCAATCGCAGCACGTGATCATGCACAATGTCAGCGTCGGGATGGCAATCAGCCTTTCCCGACGACATGCCGCCAGCAAACATCGTCTCGACCCGCAAGCAAGAATCGACATATCCACCAGGACCAACGCGCCCCTTGCGCACCACATCGACGCGCTCGACCTGATAGGCCCAGATCAACAACCGCTCGATGTCGATGTCTCGCTTAACCTTCGGCATGCGATTCCCCTTTCGTGAAACCATGCTTGGACAGAATTGCCAACGGCGCCGCGCAGTCGGCGTCACCCGGAGGCGCACCCCACGGGCCCAACCACATGCCGGTGTGCCTGAAGCCACCAACCCGCTCATCCCAGAAATCGACCGGCAACGCCTGCCCAACTTCTGGCGCGTCACCCTCGGCAGCTTTGCGCATCACCGCATCGTCGATATAGCGAAACGGTCGCCCCACATCGCCCCTGGCCTTGCCCAGCACATCGCAGGCGACGGCGCCAATCTGCTCGACGGAAAGCCCAAGCCCCAGCCATCGCTGCACGTCGGCAATTCCCTCGCGGCTGGTCGAAACGAACCGGGACGAAATCCAAAGCTCGCTGCGCCTGGCAGCACGCCAAACCGCCACCCTGGCCGCATCGACCTCATCCGGAGGGGAAAGGGTCGGGATAGGGGTTATATATAAATTACTTTCTTCGGGGGTTGTTAGAGGGGGTGCAGGGGGAGAAAGCGGGGGTGATTGGCTCGAGGTGGCGCGAGCGTGGTTGCCACTGGCTCGAACCTGGTTGCTCGTGGTTTTTTGTGGTCCTGTTGGGTTGGCACCAACAACATCTTGTAGGTTCGCGGGCCGGATGGAACGGCTGGCAGGCATGGCAGCCCCGCTGGCATTGGCCGGGATGGCACCGGCTGGCGGATTGGCACCGCCCGGTGATTGGCCCGGCATGGCAGCCTGGCCGAGGGTCGAGAGCAGATCGGCGCCGCCCTCGCGTTCGCGGGATGGTTGGCGCTTTGACCAACCAGGAATGACATTGTCGGAACCGATGAATCGGGCCTTGCCGCTGGCCGGATCAGGCTCGCGCATGACCAGCAGCACCGCCTCGACCTGGGCTTGCTCGCAATCCAATTGAACGGCGATTTCTTCTGGCACGGCAGCAGCCAGCGACCCTCTGGGCCGAGCGCGCGAGGCAATATCCAACAGCAGCCAGGCCAGCGCCACGACCAGCGAGCGGGCAACGCCCGCCTTCCTGGCAATCACGCCCCACTTCGGGTCAACCGGCGCACCGTGATAGCTGCGAAACCAATCAGCCATGATCGCCGACCTCGTCGTCATGCTGGTCGGCCATATTTTCAAACTTTGACAAATCCCCTCGGAAACCCAATCTGATCGTTGCCAGCGGCCCTTCGCGGTTTTTGGCGACAATGATTTCGCCCGTATTCCAAACCTCTTCTAACCGCCTTATGAAACGGGACTTTCGATCATTGAATTTGTCGTCTGATTCGTCGGCGCGCCGCCTTGGCTCAGACCGTTCAAGGTAATATTGCTCTCGAAAAACAAACCACACCGTATCGGCGTCCTGCTCGATATTTCCCGATTCGCGCAAATCTGAAAGCTGGGGCCGCTTGTCTTCGCGGGCCTCGACGGCCCGCGACAACTGGGACAGCAGCACAATGGGACAATCCATTTCCTTAGCCAGCCGCTTCATCGCCGCCGTGATCAACCCCAGCTCTTCGTTTCTGGAATGCCCACCAGAACCGGCAACAATCTGCAAATGGTCGATCACAATCAGGCGTATTCCACCATATTTTCGGCGCAAGCGCCTGGCCCGCGCCCGCATGGCGGAAACAGTCAAGGCAGGCGTTGCATCAATGAACAAGGGAAGTGAATGCGTTGCCTGTTGCGAAGCGACCAGCCGATCAAAATCATTAAATTTGACTGATCCACGCCTGATCGCCTGATGTGGAACGCCAGAACATGTCGCCAAATAGCGCATGCCGTTTTGATCTTCTGTCATCTCAAGCGAAAAAACTAGCACAGCCCCGGCCGGCACATCGGCTGAGGCGGGCAGCCCGGCCACGTTGGCAGCGATGTTCAAGGCCAGCGCCGACTTTCCCATGCTGGGCCGACCGGCTAGGATGTTCAGACACCCACGCTCAAGCCCACCCGTTGAACGATCCAGCGACGAAAATCCAGTCGGATAGCCAACCAGCGTTCCAGGCGACTTACTTAAATGCTCGGCGCGCTCGACCACCCTTGCCACGATTTCGCCCATTTGAACCGGGCCGCCATCCTGAGCGGAATCAAATGCGATCTCAGAAATACCGCTTTCCAGGGCATCTACAATCTTTGCCGCCTCCATGCCGACTTCCGGTGCCGACGCCTTGGAAATCGCTTCTCGACAGAGCACAATCAAAACTCGCCTATCAGCGCAATCTCGAATTAACCTCCCGTAGTCGCTGGCGTTGATGATGGTGACAGCCTGCCTTGCCAGCGCCGCGATGTAGGCCGTTCCGCCGACACCATCCAAAGACCCATCCGCTTCCAAGTGCGATTTCAGCGTAACCGGATTGGCGACGCGCCCAACATCAACCATCTGACGTATGGTAGAGAAAATATGAGCGTGAACCGGTTCCGCAAAATGCTCCGGCTGCAAAAACTCGACAACGCGATCAAGCGCTTTATTGTTGGTCAAAATAGCGCCAAGCAGTGCTTGTTCAGCCTCGACGTTGACCGGAAGGCCGCTGTTTTCAGGTGCTGGCGTTATCGCGTTCATGCAGTGTCCTTCAGGTCAGAAACATCAATTCCTTGCGCCTCAGCCAAGGCAAAAACACCGTCGTGAAAACCGTTCGTGGCCAGCACATGAAACATCAACGACACCATCACATCGCGCCGTGTTTCACGTGGAACACGCCTTAATTGCGCAGCACTTGCAGAAAATTCTTCCGGCGTCATTCGATGCGCTTTCATGCCCGCTCATCCTCTACCAACCGCCAACCGACGCCATGCACGCCGACGATTTTGAATCGCGAACCGGACAACACCCCGCGAATAAGCGACAGCCAGACGTCGATGGCTTTCCATTCCTTGTCGTAGGCCAGATCGCCCCACACAGCGACGGCAAGGCATTCACGGTTGACAGTGTTGCCAGCCCCCCCCCCCTGATCAAGCGAGCCATGATGGAAGCCTGCTGGCCGGGCAATCTGATTTTTCGGTCGTCGAGCACCAGCAGCCGCTGGTCTAAAATAACGGCAATGCCGACCGGCTTATCCAACTCGCGCTTGCACAATGGGTAGCAATTCTTGGCCACTGAATCGATCATGCCGCCGCCTCGCGGTAATCACCAGCACGCTCAAACGCCTTTCGACAAGGCGCAATCCAATCAAACGTCGTAATCCCCGCACCCGGCTTCTCCCACACGACCCAGCAATAAGCCGTTGCGCTCGACGCCTTCTCATCAACACGTCCCTCGACCATCGGAACGCGCTCGGCATACTGAAGAATCAGGCTCGGTCGATTGACTTTGAAAATATCCCCATATCTCGCGCAGCCCTCAAGCCACGCTGAACGCACTAAAACAGCCACCCCGTCTCTGGCTATTTCCAGCCCTCGCGAAACAAATTGCTCGGCCAATTTGAACGGTGGGTTTGTGATGATCCAATCGACCGACCATTCGACAGGCGTTGGAAACAAAAAATCATGGACAAGATGACCCCATCCATAATCTTGGCAATCAGACGCAATGACGCCGGGCGAAAAATATTCCTCAAGTGGTCGAGCCATATACCCCCCCCCGCATGCAGGCTCCCAACAGGTTTTATCAAAGAACCTGTCACGCCCACCAAGCCGCTCCAAAAACGCCCGCGTCGCCCAAGGCGGCGTTGGAAAATAATCGAGTGCATCCCGTGAGAGCTTTCGATTCTGCATCACGGCGGTGGATCTATTCGCAGTCACGCCGCCACCTTTTCCCACGGGCCCGCGATGATGGGGAAGCCAAGTCCCCGCAGCACGACATTAGCCGCCCTGGCCACCATTGCCCAATCGGCGGGCCTGCCATCCAGGGCGTAACCATGCTGATTATCAAAACGCCGCTGCGCCCGGCCCGCCAACGCGGTCATGGCGCGGCTTTCATGCGCAGCCTGCCAGCTTTCCTCAAGATCGCTTCGCCCAGCACCCAAAATCACATCCAGCATGATCAGCAGATCGCGCCCGGTGCGCCCATCCATGCGGCGCAATATTTCCTTGGGCGACAGCATTTGCGGCGAGCGCCACAAGCGGCGCATCCTGCGCCATTCGTCAGGCGTCGGCGGATTGATGTAAAGCGTCACCAGCGGCTTTGGAAGAATGCTTGTCATTCCTGGGTCGCCTCCAAAACGTCATCAGTCGAGCCGCACAGGAAACAAGCCAGGCGGTGCAGCAGAAACAGAATCACACCCCGTCAGCGCAAAGCACACCGCGATCATCAAGACATGTTCCATGCAGCCCCCTAAAAAAATGGCGACGACGATTCAGTCGCCCGAAACGCCGTCGCCAGTTGCGCGCCCTTGGGAGGGAGAGCCCGGATAATCCGCCGGGCGCGGCATTCTTGCGATCAAGCGCCGCGAGGCGGCGATCAGATCCTCGGCCAACAGCATCATGCGCTCAGGCCCCATTTCCTCGGCATGCACGCGCACCCCATCGGCAAAGCAGACAAGGCTGGGACAACCCACGCCAAGGTCATGCACAACGTACAGACACTTACCGGCAGGAACATGGTCATCCATAGCGCGCCACCCCGCCAACCGTGCGAGATTCCGGGCGCGGCGGCATGGCGCCGCCCACTTCGCGCAACGCCCTGGGATCATCTTCGAAACAGCGCCCCGCAGGCCATGCGATATCCATGGCGTCAAAGCCACTTTCCTCGTCATCACCGTCGATTTCGTCGCTGACCTGAAATTGCCTGCGGAATTGATAGATTGCCGAGCGCACGGCGCGGGCGTTCAAATATCCGAAATCATGCGCCAGCGTGACCAGATCTTCGCCATCATCAAATCGGCGCAGCATTTCGGTGCGGCCCAGATCGGTCAAGCAGTTCTTGTCAAAATAGGGCGATGTGGGTGCCGGATCGGCAGGCGGTTTGGGGGCTGGCATGGGGCGCAGAACAGTGCGCACCACCGATTCAGTCAAACGCAGGCGGCCTGCGATTTCAGGCACGCACTTGCCCTCGGCATGCAGGCGCTTGATAATTGTATCGCGCTTTTGTTTCCAGCTTTCTTTAATCATGCCGACCTCTCGTTAACCCGATGAATTCTGGCGATGCGCGGCACGCGCACCAGGCGCGCCCAATCATCGTCGCCGCTGTCAAAGCTGGCCGCCAGGCCGCCCAGGGCGACAACGCAAATCAGGGCGAGCGCCCCGGCAACCCGGCGCGTTCTTCCTGGGAGGCGGGTAGCTGCGAGCGCGTCATCCACGCCCTCGCCCTGGTCAGGTGCCACTGGCCCAAATGGGCGTGCAGCCAGGCCAGAATGTGCCGCGACTTTTCTTTCAGCTTTTTCACGGATCAGATCCCTTTTGATGGCCCCGGCTTCTGCTTCCAGCCGTTCCAGGCGGCGCTCCAAACTGCGCTCGCTTTCGGCCAAAGCTGGCGCGAAAACGAATTCCAAAAACTCGACGCCGCACCATTCGACCAACGCCACCAGATGGCGACCGCATGGCCAGTTGCCCTGGCGGATCGATCGTGCCGTGCGCAGGTCGATGCCGCCCAGCTTGCGAGCGACGGTCTTTTCGGAATGCGGCGCCAGCCATTCGCGCAGCCGCTCGCCCACCGGATGGTGGGGGCCGACGCTGGCGTGCAAAAGGCTGGCATTCAGCGACATGGATTTGCCCCCGTCGCCGCCGCATGATTGGCAACATGAAAAACGAACCCACGCCCGAACGAAAGACCCTGGCCAGCCGCGCGCAGACCGCGCTTGGCAATCTCCTGACCGCGCTGGAAGCGTCGGCGCTCGAGACCGGCGGGCAGGTAAATCACCAAGCGCTGGCGCAGGCGAAGACCGAACGGGCGACGCTTCGCAAGCTGCTGAACGGCAAGGGCAAGGCTATGCCGCATCAGGCACCCCCTGGGTCTCGCCCGCTGGCGGGGGATTCTCGGCCATGAAACGGCGAACACGATCAACCGTCGCCAGGGTTACGTCTCGACCATCGCGCAGCCGAAACACAAAGTTCGGATTTCCGCAGGCCTGGCGGCCAAAAACAGTTGCCGTCATGCTGGACTGGACCAGATACGTTTCGATGTCCGAAAGGAACTGAGATTGCGTTGTCATGACGACAGAGTAATAGCCAATCGGCTATCGTGTCAATAGCCAATGATATATTGGCACAATTCACATCGAAATATGAAAATATGCCATGGAAAACAAAAAACTTAGTGCCGACCGCCAACGCCTTACCGACCTCATGGCCGAACGAGGCACTGACCCCGCCAACACATCGCGCGCCATTGGGCGCTCGCATTCATATCTTTGGAAATTTCTTACGCAACAAACACCCAAGCGCCTTTCCGAAGAAGTTAGAGAATTACTAGGCCGACACTTCCACGTTGACCCGGACATGTTTCGCCCCGGCCCCTACCACCCCCGGCCACAGGCCGCAGCACATGCCCCCGAGCCACAACCGCAACCCCCACAATTCACCGCTGACGATCTGCTTGAGAACGCGCTTGATCTTGTAGAGCGGGCGATTCAACGCCACCACACCCCCATGCCGCCATCCATGATCGCCTATCTGGTCAAGGGCATCTGCAACCTGGCGATCAGTGGAAATCTGGAAAGTGAGGAAACGCAAACCGGCGCACATTTAAATAAATTTCCGACAACATCCCGATCAAAATAGTGCAAAAGCGCAACTCGAAAGATTCGCCGCCTGCGAATGATCAGCTAACAGAGTCATTTTTATTGTTTTTTATGAAACAACATTGACAGAAGTTCATTGATAACCGAATGATTGTATGAACGTCCATGACAAAACAAACAATGGCAGGCCTGATCGCTTGCAACACTCTTTCCCGCGACAAGGCTTAACAATGATTGATGAACGAAAAATTTGGAAAAGCGTTTCCCGCCGCTTTGGCTCCAACGACAACAGCAAGGCGCCAGGGCTTTGTCTGCTGCGTACCACAGCGGATTTCGATTGCCCGCATTTGGCGCAAGCCAGCCAGAATCTGGGGCTTAGCGACCGCGCCTTGGCTGCGCCCGTGATTGATCGTGATGTGCTTGCAAACCGCAAAAATCCTCGCTCTTAGCTGGCTTGTTTTGTCACTCACGCCCGCGCCTGCGCAGGCCGGGGAAATCTTGGGTCGCGCACGGGTGATCGATGGCGATACGCTGGACATCAAGGGCCAACGCATCCGCCTTGAAGGCATCGACGCGCCGGAATTGCACCAGACATGCAGCGACAAAGGGCGCGTCTGGGCTTGCGGTTTTGTCTCGGCCAAGCATCTGCGCCGCATGGTTAAGGGAAAGACCGTGGCCTGTATCGCCCATGCGCAGGATCGCTATGGCCGCTGGCTGGCCACCTGCACCGTTGATGGCATTGACATCAGCCAGGCAATGGTGGCCAATGGCCTTGCTCTGGCCTATCGAAAATATTCAGATCAATATGTTGACGAAGAAGAATCGGCAAAGAAAGCCGGGATCGGCATCTGGAATAGCGAATTTGAAAGGCCCGAAGATTGGCGGCACGCCGAAAAACAGGCGCGCTAGAATCCATCCCAAACCGTAACTAACTCGCCAGCAGTTTCTGTATTCAGCACAAATTTATAGACCAGCCTTGTGTCGATATCCGACGTTCCTTTCGGGCCGCATGCAACCTTAAACACGTTACCCATGGGCGAAAGCCCCTTGCGACTGACGTAATTCACCTCGGGGCACACATAGCCAAAGCGGTGGATGGCGTCGCGCAACTCCCGCTTTAGCTTCGGCGTCAAATCAACCCGGTTCGACGGTGCCTGATTGCTCTTGGTTACCGGCTTTTCAGGCAACGGAGCGGGAGATTGGGTAGGCGCGGCAGAATCGCTTGCGCCGCACGCGCGCAGCGATAAAAGGGCAATTCCAAAAATTAAACACCCGCCGAAAAACTGCGCGATGACGCCAAAGCGCTGCCCACCACAATGCGGGCACTTATTCGCCGTTTCAGCAAAATCCTTTCCACAATGCTTGCACGGCTTCAGATTTGACATCAACACCCCCTTGGATTGCGAAACCAAACACGTTCACAACATTAGCTAAAAACAAACTACGGCGGAAATAACTTATTGGCTATTGACACGATAGCCTTTTGGCTATTATCCTCCCCCTCACAGCCACACCGGCTGTCGCGCTGGCCACCCCCTGAACGGCGCGTTCACCCAGGCCCGGCGCGCAGCGATTCCCCGATTCACGCGCCGGGCCGACCTGAAGAGGGACGCCATGAACCAGACCGCCACCGCCCCCATTTCCACCGCCGATCTGCCCGACCTCGGCCAGCCCTTCCAGGGCGGCATTCTGGCTGCCGTCGGCTACCGCCTCGACGGCACGAAATACGCCATCGCTACCGCCAAGAAAGACGACGACGCCAAAATGACTTGGGACGAGGCCATGGCCTTCTGTGCCTCGCTGGGCGAGGGCTGGTCGCTGCCCACATTGGAAAACGGCGCACTGCTGCGCGCCAACTGCATGCCCGCGACTTATGTCGATTTTCCGGCGCAAACGCAGATTGAAGCCTTCAAGGAAGGCGGCCCGCAAGCCTTCGAAACCGACGAATGGTATTGGCTGCAAGAACAGGCCAGCGCCCACGACGCCTGGTGCCAGAACTTCTACTACGGCAATCAGTACTACCTCAACAAGTACGGTCGCTGCCGTGTGAGGGCTGTCCGCCAAATCGACCTCATTTAACCATTCACCTATTTCCCGCGCGCTTGGCGCGCGGGGCGCCGAGGAACGCATGCGCGAATATTTACAACACACAGTTGACGTTTTAGCCCGCGAAATGGCTAGGCACATCGTGCGTGTAATTTCCAGCCGCATGCAAATTCCGGCAGCGCCACGAAAGGCAGAATTATCACGGCACACGCCCCACCAGGGCAGGCGTGAAACAGATCGCCGCAAGCGCCAGTCAGACGCCCAACATCGCGCCGCCATTACGGAGAATCTGATATGAACCTATCAAAACACCCGACCGATCTTGCCGGCGCGTTCAACGCAATTCAGGCCGAAATATCCAGGCTGGCCGAACAGGCCGTCGATGAACATCAGCGCCTAAAGCTCGGGCGCCAGCAAGCAACCTATGCCGGAATTCTAGCCGCACGATCCGGCATCGATATTCCGATGCCACCGCCATTCAGCGACTATCCCGCGCTGATTGATGCTTGGGGAAGCGGCATTGAAAAAGGCCTATCGGCCACCATTCCAGAAATCCGCCAATCGATCAATGCCCGGCTTGTGGTCAAGCGCCATTTACTCCAGCGCCTCGCCAGAACCTACGCCGATCATGTTCACGAACACCTTGAAAAGGACAACGCCGCATGAGCGACGATAAAAACCACGGCCAGCCCGGCCATAATTCAGGCATCACGGGCGAGCGCCTGAAAAGCTTTATCGAGCGCGTCGAGCGCCTTGAGGAAGAGAAGGCGGCCCTGGCCGCCGACATCAAGGACGTTTATGCCGAGGCCAAATCGGCAGGCTTCGACGTCAAAATCATGCGCCAGGTTGTGCGCATTCGCAAGCAAGACCCGCAGGACAGACGCGAGCAGGAAAAACTGCTTGAACTCTACATGTCGGCATTGGGCATGTTGGCCGACACGCCGTTGGGCGAAAGCGCGCTTGAACGGGCAGGCTTGAAGAAAGGCGACAGCGAATGACCTGGGTCGAAACCGCCAGCGGCAGACGCGTTGACCTGATGAACCCAACGCCCGAAGATATCTGCCCGCGCGACATCGCGCACCACCTGGCCATCTTGAATCGTTTTTCAGGCGCCACGCACGCGCCGCTTTCTATCGCCCAACATTCGCTGCTTGTGCTTGAAATCGCAGAATCCACGATACGCAACATGGATTTGGAACCGTCCATTTCCACGGCGATCCGCCGCTATGCGCTGTTACATGACGCGCATGAAGCCTACAAGGGTGATGACAGCTCGCCAAAAAAGCGTGCGCTCAGGAATTTATCTGATGGCAACAGCCCGATCAGCATGCTGGAAATAGCGCTGGATCAGGCCATCTTTTCGCGCTTCGCGCTGGCCTGGCCCACCCCAAAGGCGTGGGCCGACATTGTGAAAAAGGCCGATCTGATCGCCCTGGCCACCGAGCGGCGCGACCTAATGAACAGCAAGCAATCCTGGCCATGCCTTCGCGGCATCACCCCATGGCCGCAGATTGTGAAACCATTGCATTGGTCGGCGGCGGAAGAGGCGTTTCACGCACGCCTTCTGCAATTGATCGACGCAGCCCATGAAGTGCGCTTTCAAACCGCGCTTTCCCTAAAATCCAAAGCCGCATGAAGGAAAAAACAATGACCAAAGCCAAACCGAAGACCAGTGCGAAGAAGCCTGCCGCCAAGAAGGCAGCAACGGCCAAGAAACCGGTGGCGCGCAAGCCTGCAAAAAACGCCCGCACAGCGGCGAAGCCTCGCCCGCTCGCCTATGCCCGCATGAAGGCAGAGAAATGCCCCACCGAATTGGGGACGTTGTTTCAGGGTGGGTTCTACATGGGCCGACAGATGGGCCCGGACGGCAACACCTACGCATTGTTCACCGCGCCGAAGGCGCTGGGCGAGGGCGTCTTCCAGTGGAAGAAATCTAATACCCGCACCGAAGGGGCCTGGGATCTCTTTGACGGGTTGCGGAATACGGAAGCGCTGAACAACGCCGACCATCCGGCGGCGCAGTTTTGCCGGTCGTTGGACATCGGCGGCAAGCGCGACTGGCATCTACCCAGCCTGGAAGACATGCAGTTGCTGCGCCGCAATTTCATGCCGCGCCACGATTCTAACTGGAACCCCGGCCAGACCAAGATCGAAGAATTTAAGGCAGGCGGACCGGAGGCTTTCGAGGCTGACTGGCATTGGACCAGCACCCAGGCCAGCGCCAGCAGCGCCTGGTGCCAGGGCTTCTACCTCGGCCTTCAGTACTACATCTACAAGGGCTATCGCTGCCGTGTGAGGGCTGTCCGCAAAATCATCCTAATTTAACCATTCACTTATTTGCCGACCGCTGAGCGGTCGGCGCAGCGCCTCAACCAAACGAAAGGAATCACCATGAACCAAGTTGCCTCCACCGAAACGCCGCTTCCCGAGATCGGCGCGCCCTTCCAGGGCGGATTCTTTGCCGGAATCATGTTCCAGCAGGACGGATCGAAATATGCCTTGATCGTCGCCCCCAAGGCCGAGGGCGAAGCGCCCGAGAAATTACCCTTCACGAACGGCGTTAGCAGTGAAACCGCTGCCCGCTCGTTGTGGGACGGTCAGGCCAATAATCAGTCCCTGCTGGACGGCGACCACCCGGCGGCGCAGTTCTGCGCCAACCTCAAGATCAGCGGGTTCGAGGATTGGTATCTGCCCAGCAAGGACGAACTCTATCTGATCGCCAGCCGCTTCCTGCCCGCCGACGACGGTGACAACTGGAACCCGGCCATCACCGCTTTCGACGCTTTTAAGCAAGGCGGACCGGAGGCGTTCGGGCGCGCCTTATATTGGTCCAGCACTGAGGCCAGCGCCTTCACCGCCTGGTGCCAGGGCTTCAGCGGCGGCGGTCAGCTCTACTACCTCAAGGACTTTCGCTGCCGTGTGAGGGCTGTCCGCAAATATCCTCTTTAACCATTCACCTATTCCCCGCGCGCTCAGCGCGCGGGGTGTCCTGTCCGACGGAAATTTTGCATGACGCTCGCGACCGACCTGCCGATCTACAAGCCGACCTACGATTTGATTCTGTTGGTGATGAATCTCACCCGGAACTATCCCAAGTCGTTTCGGCATGGCCTGGCGCGGGACATCGATTTGGGGGCGCAGCAACTGGCCACGATGATTTTTCAGGCCAACTGCACCCACGACAAGGTTCCGGTTATCGAAGGCCTGCGGAAGAAGCTTTCCGTTCTCCGCCTGCAACTAAGGCTTTCGAAGGATCTGCGTCTGATTTCTGCCGGACAATTTGGGGCCACGGTGGAGCTAACCACCGCCATCGGAAAGCAGGCGACCGGTTGGCTAAAATCGGCGAAACAGAGGGGCGCCTGATGCGGTACGGTTACGGCCATGCCGCCTGCGCGCATGATTTGGTCGGGGTAGCGGCGGCACTGCCTGCCGTCGCTCCAGGTGCCAACGGGATACGGCGATCTGCTCCGCGCGCGTCCCGGCACGGCTTGGCGGGTGTCGATGTACCAAACAATCGCCCGCCCGGCTTGTACACCCCCGACATGACAGGCCAGCGCCAACAACGCCTGGTGCCAGAACTTCAACAACGGCAATCAGAACTACAACAACAAGAACAATCGCTGCCGTGTGAGGGCTGTCCGCAAATGAAAACCCATCGCTCAGAAATCACCGTGGCCCAACTTTTTGAAGCCTATTTCGATTGCCGTCGCCACAAGCGCAACAGCGCCTCGGCCCTGGCATTCGAGGTCGATCTTGAACGCAACCTGATGGACCTGCACGAGGAATTGATTTCCGGCACCTGGATGCCCAGGCCAGCCACCACCTTCGTCATCACGCGCCCGAAACCGCGCGAGGTTTGGGCCGCCGATTTTCGCGACCGCATCGTGCATCATCTGGTTTACGCGGCCATCGCACCCAGGATCGAGGCCGCCTTCATCGCCGATTCCTGCGCCTGCATCAAGGGGCGCGGCACGCTGTACGGCGCCAATCGGTTGGCCGGTCATTTGCGCAGCGCCACCCAGAATTGGAGCAAGCCGGTTTTTTACCTGAAAGCCGACATCGCCAATTTCTTTGTCTCGATCCGCCGCGCCGATCTGTTCGTCATGCTGGCGGCCAAGCTGCGCGATAAAACGATGCCGGATCTGTGCCGCAAGCTGGTTTTCCAGGACGTGAAACGCGATTGCATCGTCAAGGGCAGTCAGAGATCATTCTTGCAGGTGCCGCGCCACAAAAGCCTGTTCCATGCGCCCGAGGGCAATGGCCTGCCGATCGGCAATCTGTCCAGCCAATTCTTCGCCAACGTCTATCTGGACGGACTGGATCAGTTCATCAAGCGCCAGTTGGGCTTTCACCATTACGTGCGCTATGTCGACGACATGGTGCTGATCGACGCCGATCCCCAGCGCCTGTTGGCCGCTGCCAACGCCATTCGCGACCACCTTACCAGCATCGGATTGAAACTGGCCGAACACAAAACATTCGTCGCCCCCGCCGACAAGGGCGTCGATTTTGTTGGCCATGTTATCCGGCCATTTCGCAGTCAGGCCAGAGCGCGCACCCACCGCGCCGCCCTGGCCAGGATTGCCGCCACGGTCCAGGCAGACCTGCCCACCACTGTCACGTCGTATCTGGGCCTGTTCAAGCACAGCGGCAGCCGGGCGCAGCGCGAACAGATCGCCCGCGCCGCCATGCAGCGCGGCCTTTATGTCGAAACCGATTTATCGAAAGCGAGGAAAAGAAGATGACCAGAACTTGGCTGCCTCAAGACTATCAGGACGAAGCGATCCCACCGCCTCGAAAGTCACCGGACGACTGGATTGCCATCCTTCCCGGTGATTCCTATGGGCTTGCGCCCGCCTACGAAGATGGCGCCGACCCCCGCATTCTCAATGACGGAGATATTGTCCTGTTCGATTGGACTGAAAACCACGGCAGAGCCATCTTCACCGTGAACGAAGACCTCTCATGGTCGATTGATTGCGATGAACCAAAAGCGCCAGATGGCGGGTATATGCTGGTCGCCATTTACGGCGAAGCTATCGATACAATGGCGGAGGGTTTGGAATCTTTCGCCAATGCATTCATTGACAACTTGTCTCCAAGCGACCTGCCTTACTCTGATACCGTTATTTTCTATAGCTGGTCATTAAAGGCGACAAAGTTTGAATTTCGGCAAGGGCACTTTCATCCTTTGGAGGCCGCCCAATGACCCGCAAAACCGCGATCTCATATGCTGACGCAAGCTGGCCGGTCGTGACTGGATGCTCAAAAGTTGGCGAAGGCTGCCGCAACTGCTATGCCGCGTTTCAGGCCGCAGGCAGGCTGCGCCATCATCCGCATTATGTCGGCCTGGCTGGGTTTGATTCCAAGGGCGTCGCACAATGGACAGGCAAAGTCCGCTGCAACGAAGACGCGTTGGAAGAACCGATGAAGCGCAAAAAGCCCACCACCTATTTCGTGGCGCCACGCGGCGACCTGTTTCACGAGCAGGTTCCGGATGATTTTCTGGACAAGGTTTTTGATGTCATGGGCCGATGCCCGCAGCATCGCTTTCTTGTCTTCACCAAGCGGTCAGAGCGGCGACTGGAATACATCGTCAACGCCCATCGTCACATCGACCTCGAGGAATATTCATGGCCTCTGCCCAACGTCTGGCAGATCACCAGCGTGTGGGATCAGGAATCGGCCAACCGGCTAATCCCGCCGACGCTGTACACACCCGCCGCCCTTCGCGGTGTTTCCATCGAGCCGCTGCTCGGGCCGATTGATTTGGCGCGCTTAACCGAACGCATTACTGAAGCAGATGGGACTTGCGTTCAACATATCGACGCTTTGAACGGAACATTAAGCGACGATGAAAACGGCGTGATCGACGGGGCCTTTGAGCCGGGAAAAGAACCGCGCCTCGACTGGGTGATTGTCGGCGGAGAAAGCGGCAAGAACGCCCGACCGATGCACCCAGATTGGGCACGATCACTGCGCGATCAATGCGCCGAGGCTGGCGTACCATTCTATTTCAAACAGTGGGGCGAGTTTTTCCCTGGCGAATGTCTTCATGACAAAAGAGATTTCCCTGATCGCGAAGGCGTACCATTCTGCGTCCTCCAAACAGGAAACCAGGTAATGTATCGCGTCGGCAAGGCCAAGGCAGGCCACCTTCTCGACGGCAAGGAATATCTGGGGGTGCCAAAATGAAGGCATCTGACATGCCAAGCCATTACTACTTGATTTCAAACACGCGATCGATCGTTGCAAAATCGACGTATCGAGACAAGCCGAATTGGGCATTGGTGAAAGACATGTTCGGGTGCGGGGCAACAAAGGCGCATGAGATTTGCCACCAGAGCAACATCGATCCAGACGACACGGTTGTTCGCTTCTTCATGAGGGGGAAAGCACCATGACCGACCGCCTCACAATTTTCAGCGCCCCGATGGTCCGCGCTTTGCTCGACGGCAGAAAGATCATGACGCGCAGGATCGTTAAGAACGTGCCTCCGATGCCATCAGAAAACGATTTTGTTCATGAGCCGCGCCACGAACGCCCCTATCTCGATTCATACTGCGGCAAAGAAAAGACAAAAGCCAATCCTCGCGGCATGTCCGATCAATGGTGCTGGTGGACCGTCGACGACAGGCCAGGCGCTCTGTTCAAAGTGCCGTATGTTCCTGGTGACCGCCTGTGGGTGCGGGAAACTTTTTACTGTGATCATTACAATTTCCCAAAAGCATCCGTCGATTCGATGCGTGATTTGCTTGATTTCAGAGCAACACACGACTGCTCAAATTATGAAGCGGGGTGCCCATGCGACCATAAAAACTGGAAGCCATCCATCCACATGCCGCGCTGGGCATCGCGCCTGACGCTCGAAGTGACGGGCGTCAATGTCGAGCGGTTGCAGGATATCAGCGAAGCCGACGCCGTGAGGGAAGGCGTTTATTGCTTCCGCGATTCAGATGATGACGACAGAAGTCCTCGCGATCTTTTTGCCGCGCTCTGGCGGCATCTACACGGCCCCGATTCATGGGATGCCAACCCATTCGTTTCCGCAATTAGTTTTACCGTCCACAAATGCAATATCGACAAGATGGGGACACCATGAACGCCGCGCCGCCGCTTTCCGTCGAACAACTGGCCCAGCGATGGGAATGCAGCAGCCAGCATATCCGGGACATGATACGAAATCAGGAGTTGCAGGCCTTTCGGATCGGTCGTTTAATCCGAGTTCCAGTCGCCGAGGTCGAAAGGATCGAGCAATGCACGTCGTTAATTATCGAGGAAAATGGTGCGCCAGAGCCACCATTGACGGAAAGCGGCGGCGCTGGAGCCTTGGCAACCTCGATGCCACGAAAGAAAATCGTGGGGCTGCCGAGCGGGCGCTGCGTGACCTTGAACGCTCCCTAGCCGCCCCGGCAGGAACAACCTGCGACGATATTTTCAATGCCTACAAAGCCGACAGCCAGGCGCTGGACAAAGCGCGCATGGAAAATTCCTGGAAGGCACTTCGCCCCCACTTCGGCCACCTCAGGGCTGATCAAATCACCCGCGATATCTGCCGCGAATATACCGCCCAGCGCCGCCAGTCTGGCCGACAGGACGGAACGATCAGACGTGAACTGATCACGCTGCGCGCAGCACTTCGCTGGCATGATAAAAATTCTCCAGCCGTTTTCGACATGCCCGCCAGCCCGCCGCCACAAGAACGCTGGCTGACGCGCGATGAATTTACGCGCTTGCTGGACGCCTCGACCATCACCTATCACCTGACGCTGTTTCTGCACCTGGCTATTGGCACGGCGGGACGAAAAGACGCACTGCTGAACCTGACATGGCATCAGGTTCGTTTCGATTCAGGGGAGATTTGGCTCGGAAGAAAAGCGGGCGGAAAAAACCGCGCTACCGTGCCTATGACAAAAACGCTGCGCGCCGTGCTAACGCAAGCGCGGGAATTAGCCCAAACCGAATATGTGGTCGAATTTGCAGGCCGACGCGTGGGATCTATCAAAACGGCTTTCAACGCAGCGTGTCGTCGAGCGAAATTGGCCGACGTGACGCCGCACGTTTTGCGCCACACCGCCGCTGTCTGGATGGCAGGCGCAGGCGTTCCAATCAGCAAAATCAGCCAATATCTCGGGCACTCAGACAGCCGGGTGACTGAGCGGGTCTACGCACGCTACCAGCCCGGCCACCTGCAAGATGCCGCCGCAGCGCTGGAAATAACCACCGGGCCGAGGTGA